CATTTAAGGCAAAACCAAAATTATCAGCACTAGTAAGGGTATATGAATATTGAGAACGGTAATAAGTAGCTCCGTCTTGACTAAATAACACAGTTAATACAGTAGGGTCTGATGATATACCATATATAGTTAGGCACTTAACAGGTGAATTTCCTAAATAAATGGCGCTAGTATAACCACCAGCACTAATAGAACCTTGAATAAATATACCTGAACCTCGAGTATTTACACAATTATAGATGTTTGTGAGTGTTGTATGTGTAGTAGCATCTGTTGTATTAAGTGCGCCACCTGTATATGTGTTATTTGCATCTACAACATTAAGATTACCCGCGCCAGTAAAAACCATAGTGCTTAGAGCGCCGTTAGTAATAGGTATAGACGCATTTAAAATATATGCTTTTAGTCCTCCATTTTGAATAAATGCGCTATTAAGGCTATTTAAATTAATATCGAGATTATTGCTACTATCGAAAGTAAATTTATTTAAATCAGTTATAATAGTTGATAGGTCAGAGTGAGTTGTAGCATCGGATACATTTAATGTGCCACTTGATGAAATATTATTAATATTAATGTCAAGATTATTACCACTATCAAAATTAAATTTATTTAAATCAGATACGACAGTAGCCAAATATCCTTGACTAACACTATCCGATACACCCAATGTGGAACTTGTAGTAATATCACTAATATTAACATTTTGGGTAGGTGGTAGATTACCTATATTAATATATGAATTTGTAATATTTACATCTTGATTTGATGGAAAATTATCGACTGTAGTATGAACAGAAGCATTTTCAACAATAACTTTAAGGTTATTAACATTATCAAATTGAAGATTATCTAAATTTGTATTTGTAATAGGAATAGATGCATTCGTTATATTTGCATCTACTGAACCATTTACAGTTTGACTTGTGGGAAAATTGCTAACAGATACACTTCCTGAAATAGGCTGAGTAGCAGGAAAATTACCAACACTAACACTCAGAGATGTATTTGTAATATTAGCATCTACTGAACCATTTACAGTTTGAGTTGTAGGAAAATTGCTAACGGATACACTTCCTGAAATAGGTTGAGTAGTAGGAAAATTGCTAACGGCAACATTTAAAGATGCATTTGTTATGTTAGCATCTACAGAACCATTTACAGTTTGGCTAGCTGGAAAATTATTAACACCGACATTTAGAGATGAATTTGTAATATTAGCATCTACCGAGCCATTTACAGTTTGACTAGCTGGAAAGTTATCAATTTCTATTGTTCCAGAAACTGGTTGAACTGATGGGAAATTACCAACTTCAACATTTAAAGATAAATTTGTAATATTAGCATCTACTAAACCACTAACTGGGATAGAAGAATTTGTTATATTAGCATCTACAGAGCCATCTATAGTTTGAACACCTGGAAAATTACCGACAGCGACATTTAAAGATGTGTTTGTAATATTAGCATCTACAGAACCACTAACGGGAACGGAGCTATTTGTAATATTGACATCTTGAGCGGTAGGAAAATTTCCAACAATAACATTTAAAGATGTGTTTGTAATATTAGCATCTACAGAACCGCTAACGGGGATAGAACTATTTGTAATATTGACATTTTGTGTAGATGGTAAATTAGAAATTGAAACAGTACCACCAACGCTAACAGCGCCTCCACCAGTTAGTGGTGATGTAATAATAACATCAGAAGAAGTACCACCTCCAGAATTACTAAATGTAATGCTAGATTTATATATTGTTTGAACATTTAAATTAGTCATATCACCATCTGCTGCAGTAATTGATATTTTAAAATAACGTTCAAGTGGTGTTGCTTTATAAAACTGAGTTTCCGATGAGGCTAATATAGATTGTGTTGTTTGGTAGCTAACATTGATTTTGTCCTGTGAATAATAATAAGTCAAATCATAACCAGTATCACAATTAATTGATATATTAATTTGACTATAATCTAGTATATTATCATAATAAGCACCTGAAAATTCTTGTCCAGATTGTAGAGGGACATTTGTTGAGTTATATATTGATAAACTCATTCTATTTAATTTATTGTTATAATATAAGATATTATTTTATAATAAATGAGCAATCTTACTCTTCACGCAGTTATTGTAAAAAAGCCTAAAACACTTCAGGAAGCTAAAGAAATAGGTAAGCATTTTATACCTAATAAAACCTATTTTCGTGAGACACTTGGAAGCTATCGTTTTAGAAACCACCCGAAAAATCAATTTGAAAAAGGTTCTTTTAGAACTAAAAAGATTAATAATGATGTATCACTTGTATTCGGTAAGCATAAAGATGGAAAGGATGCTATTATTGAAGGTGGAGGATTATGGGATAATTTAAAGAATAAAATAGGAGATTTTCTACTAAAATATAATCCATTGTCATTAGCCATTAAACATTCAATAGAAAATGCAAAAAGAAAATAACCTGAAAATTATATATATACATATAATAAAATGGATAAAGTAATTAAACAAATATACTCACAAGACTTAACTGGCCAAGAAGTTGAAATCACGACAAATGGCAAATGTCCTATACATCTATATAAGGATTTACTTAAATTTAGTCATATTAGACAAGTAATAGGAGAGCATAATGCGTGCATTGTTTTATTCCCTGTTAAATCATCTACAAATGGCCACTGGATTTGTATTCTATATCATCCAGAGACAAATTCTATCGAACATTTCGACCCTTATGGATTCTCCCCAGATACTGAACTTAAATATTCTAGCGACCCAGAAACACAAGAAAATTTATTGATGAGATTCTATAATCAAGCAAAAAATGAAGGATATAATGTAGTATTTAATCCATATAGATTTCAAAAATTAAAGGATGGTATAAATACTTGCGGAAAGCATTCTAGCATACGTGCTAGATTTAGATATTTAAATATGGAACAATATAAAAAATTAATGTTAAACCAGAGTAATGACCCTGACTATTTAGTATCAATACTAACATTTATTACACTTAGAGATAATAAACAAGAGAAGGATATTGTATTGAAAAATGTTAAATAAATTATAATACTTTTACAGCATTTTCACTTATTATAGTTGTAGGATAACTACGTTTAACAACTACCCAGCGAGAAGGAATATCCCTAATATAGTTTAGTTGGTCTTTTGTCATACCATAATATCGACGACAAAGACTCTCAATAGCTGAAAAATTTGATTTAGGAAACAACACAACTTCTTCACTTTCATTCAAAATAATTTTAGTTTTTTCACTTGCTAATATAACGTGATGTACCGCGATAGTTGTAATATTGCTAGGCGCTCGACCTATTTCATAGCACTGATTGCGAAATATTCTAACTGCCTCATTTATACGCTTATCCGTTATACTCTCAATATCATCAAAACAACATATACTATTTTTAAATTCCATCACGTCGAATGGGTTTTCCACTACAGATGCATCTAGCTTTACATAATCCAAATTTTTAATATTTTTAAATGCTGGGTCATCCACTTTAGGCGAAAATATATAAATATGGTTTTTTGGATAATATTCTAAATACTTCTTCATAAACGATGAAATCCAGGTAGATTTTCCTACACCAGCGGGCCCAAATACCCCTATACGTGAGCTCTCTTGCATTGGAATTGGCACTATTCTACCCTCATCCTTACCAACACTAAAATATTTTTTATCTAAATCTTTTAATAAATCACTTGCCATTGAGTAGGCATTTGTAAGATTTTCATATCTAGCTACTAGGTCAGGTCTTCCATCCCTTATAGCTTTCTTTAATAATAGTAATCCGTGTGGTGATGTGTTTTTTATTGATGTATAAAAACTTTTGGGCAATAGTTCATCTTTATTTTTATTAGATACTTCAGCCTTACTATCATCATCTTTTACGTAAATTACTTTGGATTTACTACCTTTTTTCTTATAATCTACTTCTGCTAATCTCACACCAGATTTAAATGATAACATTTTATTACTATTATATAATATAATTTTTTACAGAAATTTTTTTATAAATATATATTAGGATGCCTTACAAAGTTGAAAAACACGCTAAGGGATATTTTGTAGTTAATCAAATTACAGGTAA